GGATCTCGGTCCATCCCTCGCAAATGCCCATGAATTGTGTAAAGGGGCCCTCCGCCGGTAGTGCGGAGATGCTGATCGTGGTTCCTGATTGGGCGACCATGAGCAGATCCCTAGTCGGCGCGTCGAGGGTGTGCACGAGGACGGATACCTGCCCGAGGCCCCACAGGGGTTGTGCTTGGGCGAGGAGGATGGCGGCGCCTCGAGCGTTGGCGTCGGCAGTCTTCCTCAGGCCCGTGGTCACTTCGGTGGCGCGGAGACCGTAGGCGGTGACCGATGCCGAATCGGTGTAGGTGAGGACGGCGGGCGGGTTTCCGTGGGTCAGGGCCACCTCGTTGACGAGGCCTTGTTGAGACTTCGACCAGGTGGGCGCGTACACCACGCTCGACGGGGGAATCTGGAGCGCCGCGAGGCTCGTCGGGAAGGAATCCCATTCGCGGGTCAGGGCCGACCAAGCCTGGGTTTGCGTGGCCCAGTTTCCCGGGTTGGCGGTCTGGCCCCTTACCCCGTAGGACTCGAAGACAATGCGGCCGTCGGGTGTGTCGAAGAATGTGCCGCCGGACCATTGGGCCAGTTGGTCGAGGAGCCCGAGAGCGGGCTGTGGGATGTCCTCGGACACGGCGAACAGCTCGAGGGTGTCGGTGGCCCCGTTCAGGTAGTCCAAGCCGGTCGCGGCGAGGATGGTCTCGACGCGCTCGTCGACCATCTCGTGAGGGAAGTTGACGTCGACCAGGCGGCTTCCCAGTTTCGAGAGTTCGCCGATGGCGGTCAGGGTCGTCCGAGATACCCCTTCGAGAGGCCCGAGGAATTCGACGCGGGCGTCTGTGATCGTGCCGGTGAATCGGCTGTCGCTATAGGCAAGGATCCGCAGCTCGTCGGCGATCTCCACGGGCACGTTAGGGGGCCCGTAAAGGATGATTTGGGCGCTTGACGGGCCGGACTGGGACAGGACATCGGGCCGCCCATGGGAAACGCTGATCGCGTACTCGATGCCGTTGAGGTCCAGGGAGGACCCGTTGACCGTGACGGCCGTAACCGGGCTCGTCACTGGAGGACCCGTAGCGGGACGCCCATGGAGAACCGGCCAGTGCGGGCGTCTGAGCGGCCGATCATATTTCCGAGCGCCTGGGCGACGGCCTGATCCGTGATCGCCGCGCTGCTCCGTGTTGCGTTGGCGGCCGCCTGAGCTTGGGCGCCCGGCGTATTCCTCGTGCCCTCGGCGATTGCGCTGGTGACGGTGCCGGACGTGTTGGCGAAGTCTCGGGCGGCCCGGTCGGCGTCGGCGATTCGGTTATACAGGGACAGATAGGAGCCTGCGGCTATAAGGGCGCTTTCCCCGGTCTCCTGGACCGCTGGAGTCAGATCTTTGAACGCTGTTTGGGCCTGACCCGCCGCTATCGCTGATAGAACTGTGTTTGAGGTCAGGCTTTTCATGGCCTCATCGGTTACACCGGTTGCCTCGGTCGTGCGGCCGTACCAGATGTTTAGCACCCTGAGGGCGTCGACGAAGAGATTGGATTGGCCGATGGGACCGGAGTAGGCGTTGGTCCCTGGTAGTGCGCTTTGGTACTCGGTTGCGGCTGAGGCGGCATCGGCGGACGCGGCGGCGACCACGCCTAGGGTTTCGGCAAACGTCCCCGCATTATCTGCTGATTGGACGAGGGTGTCTTGGAGGCCTTCGGAACCCGCCAGGGTGCTGACAACTCTGCCGACGCTCGCCCCGACCCGCTCAAGGGTAGGCTCGAGGGCCTGCATGGCCTCCACGAGTGTTTGAGTCTGACTGTCGGTGTCGCCGAGGGCGTTGAGGAGGCCGGTTCCGAATGCCTCTTTCAGGTTGTCCGTGGCGATGCCGAGGCGCCGCATCTGGCCCTCGAACGTCTTGGCGGCCGTCTGCGCCTGGCCTCGAAAGGTGTCGGCGAGTTGGGCCGTGATCGCTTCCATGTCGCCGCTCTTGAGAACGGCCGAGTCAATCCCGGCGCCGAGGCGGCTAAGCCCGGCCGTGTTCCCGTCGTATGCGCGTCCTAGCGCCTGTACAACCGCGTCCAGGCTCTTCCCGGTGCCCGCGCTCACGTCCAAAGCCAGGGAAAGGGCCTCATTGGCTTTCGCGGTGTCGCCGGTGCTGCGTATAAGCCGGTCATAGGCGGGCCGCAGTTCGTCGTCGGCCACACCTAGGGACCGCTCGAGGCTGGAGATGTAGTCCTCGACGGGCTTCGTGTTGTGGGCCTGCCCGAGGTTGTCGAGGGTTTGAGCGAGTTTTGCAGCTGCGGCCTCGTCGGCTACGGCGGCCTGTACGGCCTCGACGCCTACGGCGATGGCGAAAGCACCGGCGGCGGCGGCCGCGCCGACCAGGGCGGGCCCGAGCATGTTCGACATGGTGGAGCCGAGGCCCTGCGCCTTCCTTGAGGCGTCGTCCATGCCGTTGTTGAAGTTCTTTAGGTCGGCCGCCAGAAATACAGTGAGCGTCTTAGCCATTATAGGGTGCTCCACTTCGCCACGATCCGGTCGACTGCCTGAGCCCATTCTTGCAGGGCCGGGCCCTGATATCCGCGAACGCGGGTCATCCAGTCAGTGCGCTGAAATGGCGCAAACGTCCGTTCCTCCTCGGGCTTTGAATACCACTTGCCTGCCGGGCCCAAATCGGATGGGGCCCGGACCATTGTTGCAGTGCCACCTCCAGACAGGACTTTCCGATTGCCGCCAATCTGAACGGCCGGGATGCGATCGCGCTTGACCTTGACGCTCGCGGCGATGACTTGTCCCCATGGACCTGCGCCGTACAGGGCGGCGTTTTGCCACGCGGGGACCATATGCTGCGAGGCGACTGCCTGTGACGCCTGCCGTAGCTCGGCCGACGCTTCTTTTGGGAGGGCCTTGAAGGCCCGAAGTACCTGGTTGAGACCCTCGATGTAGGTGTCGAACGATTTGGCTCTAGCCATCGGTCAACTCCTCCAGAATGGTCGCTATCAGGGCTGGTTCGTACTGCCGTACCTCTTCGACGGGCCTGCCTAGCCGGAGTGCGAGCCTGACGATCAGTCTTCGCCAGGACCCGGCCGGGTAGGGTCCGCCGTGTCACCCACAATCACCCGCACCTGGTGGGTTCGGGCCCACATCTTGACTTCCTCGAGGTTCTTTGGATCGCGTCCTTCGCAATGGATGAACGCAACCGTCAGCCTCATGCCGTGTTCGGAAGTCTTGGCCCGAGGGTCCTTCGCCACAATCTCTTCATACGTCCAGAAGTCCATGGAGATCGTTTCGACGACCTTCGGCTCGGTGGCTCCGTCGAGATACACCTTTAGCTGCGGAAACATGGTTTTCCCCGTTCACTAGGTTTGGTTTAAGAGAATGAGACAGTGCCGGTGAAGGACACCGAACACGTGCCGATGCCTGCGGCGTCGACGGTCATTTCCGCAGACTCGATGCTCATTCCGTTACCGGCCCAGTGACCGGCGGCGGAACGGACATCGACGGCTACAGTGTTGGCGCCCGCAATGGCGACCTGAAGGGCATCGTATAGGCCGCTGTTCTCGTCGTACAGGAACTCGAGCGAGATCGTCGAGTTGAGGTCGGTCTGGGTGAAAGCGACGTCGCTCAGGGTGGGGGTGCGGACAATGGTCGGCGTCGTGGTGATGGTGCCCGACGTGACCTGGTCCTCGTATCCGATCGAAGCGACATCGACCGTGAAAGCCGCTCCGGCGACAGAGACAACTGCCATTTCTAGTTCTCCTTCATGTGTGCCGAGACGGCGATCTCGGTCGTGTAGACCGTGCCCTGAGCCCCTGTATCGGACAGGGAGGGCGGGTTAACAAGGTCGACGTTAAAGCCGGTTGGGATGAGGCCTAGGAACAGGTCGACGGCGTTTTCAATGTCGAGGACTGCCTGGGCGTTGTTGCGGGGACTCACGACGATAAGGACACGCCACCGGGCCCGGTAGTTCAGGTTTGAGCCAAGGCGCTCGGGGACCAGCCAGGGCGAGTCAGGGACGATGACGACGCATGGCGGAATCGGGACCGCTGGCACGGTGTCATATATGCGGAACCCCTGATCCGTGAAGGCGTCGACGAGGGATTCCCGGGCTTCGGTCGTGAGGGCGGTCATCCCACCATGCCCCCGACGTTCAGGTACGGCCCGAGAAGGCTCATCACCCGGCGGGTGAGCCACACGGAGAGGCGGTAGGGGCCGGGCGTGAAGTCAATGGCGACGGGTTGGCCGCCTGCCGACGTGCGGGACTGGAAGATCTCAATCGCGACGGCGAGGGCGGCTTCCTTGCAGGCCGCCGGTTCTGCCGAGTAGGCGGCGGTGGTGATGAGGGCCCCCACGATGTCGTCGGCCGCCTCGGCGACCTGATCTAGCACGGCGTCGAGCGGGTCGGCGTACTCGAGCTCGAGTGCGTCGGCCAGTTCTTCGCCGGTGACTAGTGACATTGTGGGGGCCCTCCTGTGGCCTAGTTCTCGGCCAGTCGAACGAACCCGGCGGGGATGTAGACAGCGGTGGCGCCGTAACCGTAGATCGCGACGTCGCGACCCAGCTGCGGCACGTTCTCTGCCTGGGCGAGGCGCGGGCCGTCCTCGAACCACCGGGCCGACAGGCCATTCATGACGATGGCGTGACGGTCGGCGTCGGTGTCGAGCCACTTGGCACGCACGACCTGAACGCCCGACACCTCGACGCGGAGCGTCGAAGCGGTCGCAAGGCCGCTCACGTTGTTCGGCGAGTACGGCGCCGGAATGAACGTCGACCACCCGCCGATGGCCTTCATCAGGGCCGTTGATGCCAGCACGACGGTCGCGGGGGCGCCGGTGGCGTCCTCGACCTCCATGGACGCCTCGAAGACGGCCTCACGGAAGACGCTGCCATCGGTGTCAGCCGACAGGTCGTACACGTTCGTGTTCGAGCCACCAACCCACAGATCGTTTGTGAACTTCCGATCCGTAACCGCGTTGTACGACGCGATCATTCGGAGGTTGTGGGCCTCGATGTAGGACGGGCTCGAGCGCTGAAGCAACTGGTAGGAGATGTCCGACCCGGCTGCGTAGGTCTTGAGCGATGCGGTGCCCTTGTCGATGCTGATCAGGACCGAGTTGACCTCGTCCTTCTCGTCGACCTGCTCCTCGACGATGTCGAGCAGGTTGCCGGTGATGTAAGGCCAGTTGATATCCATGCCTGCGTCGCCGGGGTTCTCGGGGCCACCCGAGGCGGTGATGACGGGGCGGCCAAGGTCAACAAGGCCCTTGACCTGCTGCACCCAGATAGGCGGGTTCACGCCGTCATTGTTGGCGAGGACCTGATCGGCCAAGGCTCGGGACTCGGTTTCCCCGGCGTAGACGGCCTTGCAGTAGTCCCCAAAGCTGCGGAACTGGGCGAGCGGGTGCTGCGGCTCGCTGGTGAACACGCGGGCCTGAATGTCGCTCAGGGTCTCTCGGACCTGGGCGACTGCCTCGCGTGCCTCGACGTCGACGGCCGGGACCTCGGCCGCCTCCGTGGTCACGGTGTCTGACATTGGTACTCCTTCTTCTCTGATTGCGCTTACGCCTGCGTTGGCGTAAGCGGGCATGTGAGTCTGGGACACCTCGAGGAGGCGGGCGCGGGTGTGCCGCACGGCCGTCTTGGCTCGGTTCCAGACACTTTCGACGGGGCTAAAGCCGACGCTGAGACCTTTGGAAGCCCCCCCGCGCATGAGCGTTGCGCCATCACGACCGGCGGTTGTGTTGAGAATGTCGAACCCGATGTACAGGCCATCCTCGCGGTTTTCTGCCTCCGTGATGACGCCGATGGGCTCACCGTGCCGGTACGCGAAGGGCTTGCCGATGACGTCGGCGGGGTCGAAAGCGTCCCTGCCGAATGACTCGGCGAAGCCGCCCAAGTCGGTGGAGTCGTCGTAGGGGACGGCACGTCCGTAGCCGGAAGCGATCACATCACCGGCTTCCGTGCCTTCCCTCAGCTCGATGATCAGATCCGTGGCTACTTCGGTTGTCTTCATGCCATGAGTCCTAACGTCGGGAGGTCGAGGAGATTGCGGGCTTCGTCACGGTCGAGGACCTCGAGCGGCAGGAGCGTCGCGACGATCTGGGACAACTGCTCGGGGTTGCTGCGCAGGAACACGGACGTGTCGAACGTGACGCGGTGGCCCCGGGGGGTCACATCGTTCATAGACAGGCGCTCGGAGATGTTCAGCATGATCGGCGTCAGGGCCGTGTCGAGGAGTTGCCGGTACAGGTCGACTCGATTCGAGTAAACGAGGCTTGAACCTGGCACGCCTGCGCCACACCAGATGGGGTCGAGATTGGCCATTCTGGCGATAGCGATGGCCGAAGCGTTTCTGGCCTCGACGAGCTGCAAGTCCCGGGCGTTCCACCCCATCTGGTCGGCTTCAATGACGCTGTTCAGATAGGCGGTTGACCGGTTCGCCCTGGCGGATTCCCACGCCTCGAGGATGTCATCGACCATCGAGGCCGGGAGATCCGCGCCCGTGTTCTTGAGGACGACAGTCGGCATGGGGGTCTCGGAGTAGCGCAGCGTGGCGGCCTCGAGGGCGGCGGCCGTGTTAATGGCGGTTGCCCCGACTCTCAGCCATCCTCCGAGGCCATCGCCGTAGAACTTAATGACATCGCGAGTCGGGACTGGGTTGCCCAGGTGATAGAACGGATCCGACGGCGGATAGGAATTGATGTCAACGCCGAGGTTTCCGCCGTTCAGGTCGCTGACATCCTGAGTCCTCATAGGGACGATCTCGGCGGGGAACCCGTCCCACGTGCGGGAAATGATTCTCCAGTAGGCAACGTCGTAAGCCAGTAGGTCGGTTATGAGGCGCTGCATCACGGCCGAATACGGCAGGGTCGAGGATGGGTGCTCGAGGAATGACCGGGGCCGCACGGGCCCGTCTGTGACGTATTCGCGAAGCGGGAAGGCGCTAATGGTGTGGGTGTATGTCTTCAGCGCCTTGGCAAACGCGGGGACTTGAACGGCCGTCGACATCGGCACGACGTTGCCGTAGGAACTTGCTATGGAGGCAATCAGGGCGCCTGCTTCGCGAGCGTGCGGGACCGGGCCCTCAGCCTTGGACGCTGCCGCCTCGGCGATAAGGGCCTGATCCCGCACAACTCGGAGTGAACGGGGAAACGCCACACCGTCACACTACAGGCCTATAGTTCGATAGGGCTAGTCCGTTTGGGCGTGTCGTCATGCCCTTTTTCGGCTATAGATCGTCGGCACCGGCTTGGGTGTCTTGGCGGCCTCGGCCACGGCGAACATGACGGCCCGGGCCGCGTACACGCCTCCCCTGCCCATGGGCGCGGTCATGACCCAACCGCCCTGGCGCTTGGAGATGGTCGAGGCGCCGAAATGCTCCTGAAGGATCTGGGACCCGTCGTGCCGGATCAGTTTCTGGTCGAACAGGTCGAGGAGGACCTTGGTCGCGGTGACGGCCTCCCGCTGGCCAACGAGGCCGTCGAAGCGTTCCCGTAGGCGCTCGGCATAGGTCGGGGTCACGAGGACGTGCACGGACGGGTGCTCTTTGCGGATAGCAGCTAGCCGATCGTCGACCTCGCGGATGGTCCGGTGGGTGGTCACGCGGATGACGTACCGGCCGTTTTCGTCCATGGCGGCTATGGCTACGGCATGGCCCATGCCGTCGAAGTCGGATTCGACGGCGATTGTCCAGACCCCTTGGGCCGGGAGTTGGGCGTCCCGGTCGAGGGTGCCATCCCATGCGGAATCCTTGAGCCAATGATTGGACCGGACGACCCATTGGTTGAGGTACTCGCGGCGCCAGGCGGATTCCTCGACGTTGGCCCATTGCTGCCTGAGGAACGCCTCCCGCTTGGGGGTCCATTCCGGGCTCGCCCACTTCCACGTTTCCACGTCGTCGGGCTCGGCTTCGGCCGGGGCCGACCATTCGAGGAGGAGGACGGGGCCGGGGTCGGCGTCGTCGAGGCGGTCGAGGGCCCGCTGCCGGTAGGCGGTCATGAGGTCGGAGGTCGAGTCCCCGGCCGTCGAGACCAGGTACAACTGCGGCATGTTCCGCTCGGCCATCGTCGGCGCCAGGGCGTCGTCGACCACTTCCCGCTTCACCTTCCACGCCTCATCTACGAACACCATGGAAACGCTGTAGCCGACGCCTGCCGAATCATTCGCGGCATGCACGAGCCATCGGTCGCCGGAAGGGAGTTCGATGCCGGCATTCTCGTTGCCCCACCTGGCGGCCTTTTTGCCGTAATGCTCGACCGCCCACAAACCGGCGGGGCGCATG